GAATTCAAGATGTAAGTCTTACAACAAGTTCTACACGCCGCCTGCTCCATTGTTTCGCAACCCATACATTCCACCTTTAGGTGGACGGAGTTATTGAACTTTTCGCAGCAAATAGAACAATCCATATCTGTGTCTATGTAGTAATTAATCCCTGTTTTATTTTTTTAAACCTAATAAAAAAATGTAATAATTCTATGGAGACGGCGGGGCTCGAACCCGCGACATTCGGCTCATAAGACCGACGCTCTAACCGACTGAGCTACGCCTCCATAGAAGTATTCACATAATATGATATGTTTTTTTTCTTTATACCTGTTTATATATATTTATAGTTTATTTTCTTCTTTAATTTCGCCTTCTTCAGTTTTTTCAACTTTATTAAGTCTTTCACATTCTTCAGTTTTTTCAACTTTATTAAGTCTTTCACATTCTTCTACCTTTTCATTGTAGATGTCTTCTAGATTTTCGTACAATTCGGTAGTCTTATTTAGCTTTTCTTCTGTATCGCGAAGATAAACTCTCATCTTATCAAATTCACGCACGATATTTGTATATCTATTATAGAGTCCAGAATAAGTATGATAAATCATTTTATTGAATCCATTTGCGCGCGACAATGAATTGCTAATTTGACGATTATCTTCAATAAATCCATGTACTTCGTCCGTTTTTTTCTTAATGATATGTTGCATTTCTGAAATTTGTTTGTTATTACATCTCTTATTGTATCTAGCTACACGTTCTGTTGTGATATAAAGTTTTACCATTGAAAATATATATTTCATTTCTTTAAATAAATATAAAAATAAATTTAATGTAGTTATATATGCCGTTTGGACGTCGTATAGACCTTTCAAGAACCGGACTTAAGAAAGAATTAACCGTTACACCTTTTACCCCAGGTGATTATGCTCCAGTAAATTATGTCATGTATAAACTTACAAATAAATTTATGTACATACCAAGATACTTTAGCAGTGAAGGAGAATTAGTTTTAAACCATGTACATTCTGTGGACATTCCCATAAATGCTTCACCGAGAGAATATCAAAAAGTAGCAATTGAAGCAATACATTCCGAATTACTTGAAAATGGTTCTTGTATAGCTTCTTTATATACTGGATGGGGTAAAACCTTTGCTAGTCTTTATATTTCACATTTACTCGGAGTTAAAACGATAATTTTAGTTAATAAAGAATCGCTCATGGAACAATGGAAAGAACAAATTGAAAAATTTTTAGGTGTTTCACCTGGTATAGTTCGGGGTAAGATTGTAGATACAACTAAAAGTGTATGTATAGGAATGATTCAGAGTATCTCAATGAAGGACTACCCAGAAGAAGTTTTCAAAGATTTTTCCTTTGCTGTTTACGACGAAACACATCATTATTGCTCGAAAGTTTTTTCAAGCGTATTTTATAAGATAGGGGCTAAATATAATCTTGGACTTACTGCAACCTTGAAAAGAGCGGATCGGTTGGAATATACGCTTGGATGGTTTCTAGGTAAAGTAGCAGTAAATGTACAATTACTTATTATAGAACCAGAAATACATGTATACAATTTCTCAGATTTTTCAGAAGATACAATTAAATTTTCACCAAATGGAAAAGTAAATTCCCCTGCCAGCATTACCTCTATAACACAAATCGAGACTCGAAATATATTTATCGTAAAATTAATTAAAGAGTGTTATACATCTAACAGAAAAATTCTTGTACTTTCTGATCGTAAAGCTCATTGTGACTTGTTATATAAAGCATTGACATCTTATTCCGTTGGGTTGTACTATGGGGGGATGAAAATGGAAAATCTTAAAAAGTCAAATGAATGTAGAGTTATAATAGCAACGTATCAAATGGCGTCAGAGGGTTACGATAATCCAGGTTTGGATACTTTGATACTTGCTTCTCCAAAGGGCAATGTTGAACAGGCAGTTGGTAGAATTTTACGCAGGAAAAATGAAAATTTACCCATTGTAATAGATATCAATGATACAATAAGCGTCTTTAATAATTGGCATCGCAAACGACTATCATTGTATAAAAGTAAGAAATTTAAAATTGGTTACAAAACTGAAAATACAGACATTGCTGAAACATTTGTTGAATGTTTAATTAGATAACGGACGTGTGAACAGTAGATCTTACAGGAAATTCAGATAAACTCTGACGGGCGCTCACTGTAGCGTAAGCTTTTTTTGTTGGATACTTATTCATCGAATATACATTTCCAAATCCAGCATTACCCGCCAGTCTATTTTCTACAGTACCAATTGAAAGAGGTTCCGCCACTTCCACCTCAATTCCGGGAGCGGTCAATGGTACTTCTACATCTATCTCATCGATATACCTATTATCTTGATTTACTCTAACACTGGGCTTGGTTTGAGACGACATTACCATTACAATCTCGTCAGGTTTTACGTCTTGCGCCGCAACGGTTATTTTCGTTCCAGCTGAAAGAGACTGGCTATTAGCTACAACTGTCTTTTTAGCCTTTACTTGATTCGCTTTAACTACAACAGTTGCATCTGGATCTAACTGGCTAGAATCTGCTATTATTGTTTCGTTAATGTCGACATCTTCTTTATTTACTAGTTCAGAATTACCCGATACAATGCTCCGTTTAAGTACCTGCTGTCTCGCCCTGACCTGGGTCGGTTTTACAGTAACTCTTTCGCCGGGCTTAACATCATTTGCCTTTACAATTACATCCTCGGTTGATACTACATTTTCCGCTTTAACCGCTAGACTATGACCCTGTTTAACCTGGGAAGAATCTACTTCTACTATAACAGATGGTTCTACATCACTTACGAGTGCGGCGACCAGTTCATCAGTATCTAACTGAGACCTGGTAGAAATACCGTACGGACCCCTATAAGTCTTTTCAGCATACAAAGAGTCTAAACGTGAGCCATTCTCTAATACGGCACTGGTAATTCTATCATCAAAATGAAATTTATTAGAAGCTTGATTGTTAATCTGGTCGGCATTTAAAGCTGTTAAGTTCTTCTGAATATCACCTGCTAATGAAAACGAGTCTCTATTTCTATATTGTTTTCTAGTAGAAAATGTACCGGTCATCCATAGAACGCCAACAATCGCAGTAATTACTACGAAGAGTATAACAGGCATTGGTAAGTTTGAGAACATCTTTTATTATAAATAAAATATATTTTTTTTAAATAAATAAATCGTAATGAATGTAGAAAATAATTTAACAAAAGATATAATAATTATTTTTTTAATAACTGCGGCTTGGGATGTAATCCTTAGACTTTTTTCAGAGGGTAAAATTACGTTTTTTGGAATCGAAAATATGAAATGGATTACAGTACTCAAAGGATATTTTGAAGAACATACTGTTTTATCAGCTGCGCTTATAGCTGGATTCGTCGGGGCAATAACACATTACATTATAATTAAATCTACAGACTTATTAAAGTTGTCCGGTTTTAATATATACACTATATTATTAACTATATTTATATCTGGGATAGTAGGTATACCGATGAGATACTCGGGCTTATTTCCCCATCTTAAAAAACATTATTACGATAATTTAGGTTTTTGGTACTCTTTTGCCACTGATACATTTTCGGGAATAGTAATAGGTTCTACTTATAAAATTATTAAATTATTAATTTAATTTGAATTAAATTGTGTATTATACATTATATAATAAATGAAAATTGAAGAAATAATTATTGAAATAAGAAGTAAAGACTATTATATCAAATTATTAAATCGTTTAAGAAATAACGGTCTTTATTCCATCGTAAAAGATGAAGAAATAGATTATCCAAAAATTGTACTTAAAGTTGTAGAATTTTTGGATATAAATAAGAAATACATTAAAAATTTTCAATCAAAAGATTTTGAAAAAATAATTATATTATGTATACACGAAATTTTAACTAAACAATACAGTATAGATGTAGATTATGAAAAGCTTGAAATTGTATTAAATCTGGTTAAAAATTCTTATTTAATTAAAACGGCGTTTATAATAGTTAAAGACACGTTTCTTAAGATGTACTATAAATACAAATGTAAATTTTGTATAAGTCAAAACGATGACGACGTGATAGATTCTGAGAACTAATTTGGTTTTGGAGCAAGACAATATTTAATCTGGCCTAAATTTGCTACGCTGTATAAAATAGTCAAAGGGTATCCTGTCTTTAGATAAATTTCAACCGTGCTGCATAAATTAGTAGATTTAGTAAACAGTAGAATGTATTTGGTATGGTAGACGCCGTATTGTTCTTCTGTATCTGGATTATCATTTGTTTCATTAATTGTGATACTTTGATCAGCAAAATCTCCTATAGCACGCAGTTTAAGTGCATTACTGTATGTAAAATGTATTTCGTTTGAAATGTTAGAAAGATCTGAAATGTACGTTTGAAAATCAGAACTTGGCATAGTTATATAACTATTAAAACGGATGTCTGGAATTTTATAAATCTTTTCGTCCATATCAAGAAGTTTAATTTTAGTACAAATTTTTGATTGTTTTTCGCTATTTTCACACTGGATATACATGTGTCCATCTTCGTTTTGATATATAGTAAATGATATAGTGTCGGCGTGTTTAATACCTTTCAAAATTTTAAAAATAGACAATAGATTCACGCCTATATTAGTTACTCTAGTACAAATGTATTCTTCAAATTTCTCTTTTTGAAGAAATAAATTTACAATAGCACTGTTTGTACCGTCTATTGTTGTAAGTTTTAGACCAGTGGCATCTGCCTTGAAATTTACATCTGAAAGAATATTTTTAAGCGATTCGAAAAGAATTCTTATAGCATTTGTCTGAACAGTTTTAAATCTAAATAATACAGTTTCTTCAATTTTGTCTGTCATCATTTAGATTTAAATAAACTTGTCTTTTAAATACATTACAATACACTTTTTAAAAAGGCATCTATTCCAATAGATGTTCATCCCTGGGATCTACAGCAGCGTGTCTCTTCCATATAAGCTTACAAGGAAGGGGCTTAGCGATACATTTTCTACCGTTTAGAGGTGTTTCATTTGAAAGCATTAATAGTGTTCCGTTGTTAAAATCAAATTCTTCATAATCTGGATGTTCCATCAAAGCATCTTCAAGTTTAATGGGTTCTTCACGGTCAACGTAAAAATTACAATATGGACCCAACCATGGGTGAATGTACTTTGTAATGTCTATTCCATTAAGAATAATCACCTCTGGGTAATAAGGATACTTTGTGATAGCAACGTCAAAGGGATAAATGGGAAATGCGATGTCTTTTGTGTAAGTGATGTACTTCATAAATTCTCCATTAAACATATATTCAATTATAATGCATTTAATTTTATTTTCGTCAATATCCATTTCCTCGACTTGTTCGTTTGTTAGTTCAGATTTAAGAACTTCAGAAGCGTCTTCAAAAATTACGCGATAACACAATAGATTGTACTCGTCATGTTCGTAGTTGTCTTCAAACGTCTTATAAGGGCTAATGTAATTATAAGCTTTGTTCAATACGTATGTGAGTAGACCTATAAAAGTAAAGGTATATAAAGCAAACATTTATTCTTTTAAATAGAAGGTCTCTTTAAATCAATTAATGGAAGAAAATGTTAAGAAAAGGGGACGCAAAAAAAAGACGGTATCAGAGGTAACACCGGTTGTTTCGGAAGAAGTGGTTAAGAAGAAAAGGGGTAGAAAAAAGAAATGGGAAACTACTACTTTCAAGAATAATTACATTCATGAAAATCAAACTGAGGAGGTTTTTTTTGAAAACAGTGACGAAATTCAAGAAGACTATTCGAGTAGCGCCCTCTCTTTTGGAAATCTTTGTATACAAGTACACGATAAAGAAAAAGAAGAAGACGTAGACATTTCAGACTTTTTTACAGAACACAATAAAGAATGTAATATAGTTTTATCAAGTGACGAAGAAGACACATGTGACGTAGTCAAAGAAAATGTAAAGAGTGTAAAACATTATAACCGAGGAACAGACATAACAAAAACTAAACAAAATACAAATGAAATAAGGTGTTATAATTGTCATCACACATTTAATATTATACCATTTTTTTTACCTATAGATTATTGTGCAAAATTACAACGTTATAAATTATTTGGTAATTTTTGTTCTCCAAATTGTGTTAAATCTTATTGTATCAGTAATAAAAATTTCGAACAAAAAAGTTATCTAGTGGGTCAATTTTATAGAACTCTTTTTGGACAAGACTTTAGAATTAAGTGTGCTCCTAGTATATTCACATTAAAGGAATACGGAGGGGACAAAAGTATAGAAGAATTTAGAAAATTATCCTATACAAATTCCAGATACACAATGAATAATATAAATACTAAAATTATCAATATTGGTTAAGGCGCGGTCATTTTTAAGAGTACATTTTAAATACTATCATCGCTAGAATAAATAATATAAGTCTTAAATAGCTAGACACGACTTGCCCTTGCGCTTGGTTAATCTTAATTAAATAAATAATTTTTTCATCCGGCGACAAATTACCAAACTCGTCAGTTCTTACAATAGTTTCCATTTCTAGCGATCCTCCAAACAAAGTTCTAGACAAATTTTCTAGGAGACCTCTATTCTCTTGATAAAGTCCCGTTTGTGGAGTATCAGTAGTATAGATTCGAGGGCGACTTTTATACACGGCATCTCTTGATAATAAAGATGGGTCTGGAGTTTCAGGCAAAGGTACCGAATCTTGGTTATAAAATAATACCATTTATATACAATACACATTATTTTATTTTATTTAATATTAAATATTAATAGCTCTTTTTCCCTTATCATTAATTTTAACTTCTTTAGAAGTTTCTACTGTACTATTAGAAACGGAATCGTCATCTTTCATCATACTAGCCAAGTTCATACTTGGTCCGGATATTTCATTTGAATTTGGTTTTGGAGGAGGGCCAGCCGGATTGCTCATTGCTGCCGCTATGTTCTTCATGATTTCCGAATTTTGGAGTCCGTTATCACCAGACGGGAGAGCGCTACTGAACAATGACTTAGTTATATGGAACATAAATGCACTTCCTGCTAATGTTACCATTAGTTGTAACTCTGGGGGGAGTTCTGCGCGGGTTTTATATTTTTCATGAAGTCTCTGAAATACAGATTCATAATCGTCTAAGTTATCCATCACGGATTCTGACCATCCCTCTAATTTTGCTCCAATTGGGTCGAATTTTTTATTAGCAAACTCAATACCTGTAATCGCGGCCATCAACATCTTTTGTTGGAATTTTACACTCATCTCTGTTTCCATGCTACTCTGATGAAGTTCTAATTCAAACCGTAGATCTGAAAGTTTAGAACCCATGGAGTATCTCTTAGTTAACTCAACCCCTTTCTTTTCCAACGCAAGAAGTTTAAGAAGAATTTCTTGTTTTTCTTGCTTTGGATCTTTCTTGTCTTTTGTTGCAGAACCATCACCTGAACCAGAATAATCAGAATAATCAGAACCAGTCTCAGAACCCGATTCTGACCCCGAACCCGATCCCGAACCCGATTCTGACCCAGACCCCGAATCTTTATCGGATCCTACTTTTTTCTTAGAATTATTTACAAAACTCTGATAATCTTCTGAGTTGAATTTAGACTTAGACTTTACATTTTTAAGGCTTGTTTTCTTCAATGGGGCCGCCGCGGCCGATACGGTGCTACCAGATGCTTCAGACGCGGAGTCATCAGAGTCTCTTAATACGTCTATTCCGCTTACGCTAATTGGATTTTTAATTTGTATAGTGGGTCTAGAAGAATTTTCAGTTTCTATCTGTATTTTTGGAACCGAACCGCTCATATTATAATTAAACGAATTTATTTTTTTGTTTTCATTGGAACGAGTAAATAATAATTTAAGAGGGTGTTTAACATTATATTTATTTATAAATAAAGACATCAAGTGTACATTTATGTGTAATACTCTTGTATATATCTTTTTTTTAATTCCTTTTAAAGACAAAATAGATTAATATTTAAATGTTAACAAATAATATAATTTACGGCGCAGGAATATTGTTTTATACTAAAAGTATAGAACAAACGCCTTATTTTTTCCTTGGAAAAGACTGGGACAACAAATGGTCAAATTTTGGAGGATCATGTGAAGCTACAGACAGGTCCGATCCAGAAATAACTGCCACAAGAGAATGTTGGGAAGAGACCCTTGGTTGTATAGAAGATTATGATCTTATTAAAAATACACTTAATAGATATAATTCGCAGTGTATAAAGTGTAAAACACCGTCTGGTTACCCTTATTATATGTATTTAGTTAAAGTTCCTTTCAACACAAATTACAGACACAGATTCTTGTCTACTAAAAAATTTATATCAAAGATAACTATAGATAGAAAGTTTTTAGAGATAAATGATGTAAAATGGGTTTCATATGAAACCATACAAAACAGTATTGGTTCTAAACAACCCCTGATAAAATTAAGAAACATTTTTGAACAAAGCCTGTTAGAGAATAAAGAAATAATCGATAAAATTATCTTATAGTTATCATCTTTTCTTTAGTAGATTTTGTTGGTGTTATAATAGGAGGTAAAGGTGTAGAATCTGCCTTGCGATATACATTCATGGGCTTTAGTTCGTTTTTTGGGGCCGCAATGCTTGTCAAAGAAAATGGCGCAATTATATGAGCCATTAAGTTTTTATCTATGATACCAGAGACTTGATTCTTGGGGCTTACTTTTTCAATAATTCTATTGGCGCCTTTAGCGTCTATATCGCCGGAACGTGAAGCTGTGCTAGTTAACAAAGTATGAGTATCCTCTCTAATATCCTGTGTTTTAAGATTTGTAGAGTTTATAAGATCATCGTGATAACTAGATCTACTAGCAGTGTTATCTTTTGTGGCATATTCTTGGTCATATGGAACTGTTTTTTTAAATGAAACGGTCTTCTGTCGGGGCATTTTTTCTATTACTCTAATTTGTTTGCGTTCTTTATTTGGTAAAGATACCAAATTATTAATATCATTGGCGACGCTTTGTATTTCTTTATTATCCCTACTAACATTACGATCAGTAATATTCATTATGATTTAATTAATATTAAATATTTTATTTTAGATTGTAATTACGAGATATATTTTGCATATCGCCATTTACCTTATCAACTGGGTGCAAAATTTCATGTGTTTTCATGTGGTCAACCATGTCTTTAAAACCTACCAAATTTGGTCTCGTCTTAATTTCTATGTTGTCCGACATTTCGTCCATATAATTCAATTTCGGACTGTCTCTTTCTTTTATTAAACCAGTATTTACGTCCATGACATCCGGCAAAATTTTATTTTGAAACCCTATTCTTGTTTTATAAATGCTAGCGGCTCTTTTAGTGAATGTATTGTCAATGTCAAAAGCGGTTGTGTCTTTTGGTAATATTAACGTACCAATTTGCCCCCCCTGCTTAAATCTTCTAGACGCTGTCGAATCATTTATGCTTTCTAATACTTTAGAATCACCCGATTTCATTCTTAATTCAGATGTTTTGTATGGATAATTATTTTTATAAGAAATGTCTTCCTTAGTAATGCTACCATTAGAATCAACTTTGTCTACGCTTGATGGACGGACCCATCCGTATACTCTTGTAGATGAACCACCCTTCACATTTTTCCCTAAGTTTAAAATACGATTATCTGTTACGTCGCTCATTTTTTCTCCAAGTTCGTTATATTTTTTGGGCGCATTTACAAAAACATTCGTCTCTTCAGCGAGCTTGATCATCTCGTCTATTTCTTCAGTAGAAACGTCCTTTGCTTTATCCATAATTTCAGGATCTAGTTTAAGATCTTGTATTATTTTCTTTACTTCACTGGAAATTTTGGCATTTTCTCTTTCGTTATTTTCTTTTGTAGATACTCTAGATGACAAAGCTGTACTCATAAGTTCAGGGTCAGACAGATCAGTCCCGCTATACAGATTAATGTATAAACCAAATACAGACAATGCTATTATCAGCGTAATTATTGTATTCATAATTAATATAATTAAATATTTTAAATTATAATATTAAAATTAAGATATTTAATTAGACCTCTGTTCTACACGTCGGGCAAGTATTGGATTTTTCTGTGAGCCATTTTTTAATACACTGCTTACAGAATGTATGATTACAATTTAATCGTACATTTAATTTTTTATTTTCCATACAAATACAACAACTAGAATGTTCTTGGTTAAAAATTAATTGATTAAATTGATCCTCAGACAGGGTTTTTTTAGTTTCTTCTGTACTTATATTTGTAATGTCCTCTCCTATAATTAAATTATGTGAGAGTGCTATCAATAATGGATGTAAGATTTCTTCATTTATATCCATTTCAAAACTATTAGGTTGAAAATAATAAATACGTTGACTTTCTGGTACATCAATTATACCTTCTCTTGAAGAATATGATACAGAACCTATATTCGAGGACATATACATGTTTTATTTAATACGTATATTTAAATTTTTTATACCTATTTATGATGTTTTATTTAACGTTTTATCTATTCTATTGAGTCTGCCAGAGTTTGTAATTACATCCTTGTTTAATATTTTTGAGTTTCCAATTGTTTCATCTAAATGTTTATATTGATAATTTTTTACAAATGGAACATTTTTAGGTGTATTTTTAGTGTAGTCTATGGGAATGAACTCTTCCCCCATGTCTCCAGAGTTAATAATTTCAGTATCATAAAGCATGTAATACCTGTTGTTATAAGCCACTAGTTTTTCAGTGTATCTTTGATTGATACCGACTGGAACCGAAGTAAAATTTATAGCATTATTTCTAGTTCTTGCAACGACCGGATTTAATTTTTTAGTCATTTCTTTACCCGCTATCTGTTCCCTGTTGTATTTAACAAGAGCCTTTACTGCCCTGTCCTCTACCTTTGCAGAATGTAACACTTCGTAATCCATTTTTTGATTATATCTACCTTCTGAGTTGTAGTCTATGACCTTGGATTTGGCGGTTTCTCCTGTATATTCCATTATTATATAATATAATATGATATAATAAATTTTAATTTAAATATTTCTATTTAGCGTTGTTAAATTTTTTGTTATAGCATTTACTACTTTTGGTCCAGAAGGTAAAAATTCAGACGGGTCGATATCTACATTAGTTATTTTTGAACTTGATTGATCTCCTTCTAAAAAATATATATGTTTACGTTTATCGTCGGTATCTGGAGGGGTGTAATCCAAAGATACTTGATTTAATTGATTTTGCAAATCATCAGATTCTGTAAGTTTGTAGGCAGGGGTTTTATTTTCTACGGAAGGATTTTCAACAGATTTTTCTACACTAGACGAATTAAATGTAACAAAGTAAAATATAATCGAGATCAACAAAGAAATAATCCCTGAATATATTACATTAATTTCTAATGTATATAAGTAACCCAATAAAGTCATTAAAATTATAAGTCTAGTTAAGGAGTTATACTGATAGTTTTTGTTATCCCCTGTAAAAGGGATAATATTAAACGATGAAAACAAAGAACAATAGTTACTTAACCAATAAGATGTCATTTAATGTTATATAACTATTTTATTTTCTCTAGGAATTCTACAGAAAAATCTCCAGTATGTAAATTATCGATTTCAGACTTGTAATCAGACGCATACATAATGTTGTATTTAGTAAATAAGTCCTTATTTTTGTTTACAATAATTTCTCCAAGTACAAAAAGAGACTGGATATAGTCCCATATAGCTTTCTTCGTGGGGGGCGTAAGTTCATTCCAGTAAGTATCGAGACCGCAATCTTCTGTAAAATTGCCAAATGTATTTGCCGTGTCATTAATAGATTTACTTTTTAAGAAAAAAGCGTCATCTCTTTGTTTTATCTGGGTTTTGTAATCGATACACCCAGCCATAAATAAATTAGAAGGAGTATCCGGAGATGTTGACTTTAAAATTTTAAACCCTCTATAATAAGTCTTGAGTTTTTCACTTTGAAACTTTGAAATTATTTTTTCTAAAAATTCCGCAAATAGTTTGTTAAAATTGTCTATTTCTTTAGTCGACATATGTATTATTTTATATAATTATATTTTTTATATACATTTTATCGCATAAATAAATAATGTTTTCTATATACTAAATGTCATCCGATATAAAAATCAACGGTATCAACGTTTTTATAAATAGATTTGATACGTCAGAAGAAATTGTAGACATTGATAAGTTAAAAAGTGGTTTTGCTTTAGACGAAGACGAAGAAGGTTTCTACAGATTGAGTTTATCGCAGAAAAAATTCTTGGGAAACGAAACAATTAATGACAATTATAACCGCCCGCCCGTGGGCCCAATACAAAAAGGATTATATTGTAGTGTTTGCGATGCCGTAGGTTCAGAGGACCACCTAGAAGACTGCGACGCTCCTTTAAATCAAAGTCTAATGCTTACTATAAAAGGGTTAAAAGACTACATACTCGTTCCCAGTTATAACGGGGACTACGGTTACATTAAAGATAAATTTAACGATGGAACCTTAACACAGGAATACCTCAACGATGTTCTTCTTTTAGATGACGAAATTTCTCCATCTGAAATTTTAATTGAGGAAAATGAAAACATTTTAACTGAGATCTCTTTTGACTCTGAAGGAGTGTTTAAAAAGAGAGGTCCTAAAAAATTAGCCGCAAAAACTTCAACTACACAATTTTTGAATAATGTTATAATTTCTTATCAAAAATCTGATAACAAGACATCTATTAGAATAAGTAAAAATGGTCTTATAAATTTAATCAATGTACCCGAAGATAAAGATGAGTATGATGACATGGTATCTGAATTAATAGAAAGACTAAAAGATTCTGATGTAATAAACGCAGATGTCTTAGAAGAAATAACGGGCAGCACAGAATACAAGTTATTTCCAGAATATTCTTATGTTCATTCGATGTCTGGTCAATTCACACTTAACAACTTTAATGAAAAACAGGTAGATTTTGAAAACTTAGACAATCTAATAAGTCCTTTTGATTCTTCTGGGGAGATAATCTCTAGTATTATAACCCAAATAGAAGATACAATATCGGGAAAGAAAGTAATAAATTTTGACGGTATTCGCATAATAGATTGGGAATATTCTTTGGGGAGAATGACACGAACGGGGGTAATGTCTAAAGAATATATTAGATTTGTAAATACTCCGGCCCCTGGGTTAAAGATGACATGTATAATAAATAAATATGGAACCATTACAATGACCTTATCTAAATGTAGCGCCAAGAATATACAACAAGGTTTATGTAAGGAGGGTGACACGGACATAAAATCAGAATTATTTAGGAATGTAGTAACTTCATTTAATGAATTGTTTAGAAATCAAGAAGATATACTTACAAATAAAGCACTCGATAAAATATCCAAGGACATTAAATCTTATAACACGGTGTCTGGAAACGCTGTTCCGTCATCTGTATGTAGAAATACACAGACAAGAGTTGATGACGACGGAAACACGTGGAAAGAAGGAAAAAGACCGGATCCGTATTCTTGGAGTGGTACATGTCCGGATCCTAATTATCAGTATCTAAGTCCTGAAGGTGTACAGGCTCCTGACGGGCTTTGGTATCCATGTTGTAAAGCAAAGAGTGAAAAATCAATTCAGTTAATGAGAGATTATCTTATAAAAGGTTTTCCAAGAAATCAGCCAGAAGCCGAGAAATACAATATAATAAACGGCGAAGACATCGGTTCAGGTATTTTAATACCCGACAGTAACAGTCCCGGTTCAAGTGCTGAGATATCTTTAAATGGAAAAATCGAAATTGTAACCGTAATTAAGAAAAAAAATAAAAAGTCTAATGACTACACAGTTAGAACTCAAGATGGAGAAATCATAACTGTTCAAGGAGAAGAATTTAAAAGAGATTCGAGAGTATTTCCAGGATTAAATACTTTTAATAAACTTCGATTAATAGAATGTGTTAAACTTAATCTTAAAAAATTAGACCTTGTTGTAAATCAGGGCGGTATTTTAATCAAAAATAATATATCCGAATTAAACGAAAAGAATTTACCAGAGAACACGGCAATTTTTAGACGTTTAATTGAAAGGTCCATTACTAAAAAACCCCTTACGATATTTAGTATAAATTTATTCAAAACCATTCCATTTGTAGTAAAATCTGTACCAGGTAATAGTTACCCGTTTTTCTTGTGTCTCGGACCGGCCGGAAATTTTTACATTAATTCAGAACTAAATAGTATAGATTCTGAAATTTCTAATAAATTCGACGCGGACATTGTTTTGTTTGGATATCTAAGAAAAAATGAAATAGAAAATGTAAATGAATTTCATATTATAGATTTAATTTATTATGACGAATCTTATGTTTCAGTTCAATTTAACAGAAGAAATCAAACTATTTCTGAGTTACAAAATTCTTTGCTAAACAGTATCTCAGATGAAATTATTGCTTTCCCCGATTTTTTTATAGATGTAATAGAAGGTAGTAATTATTTTATAAATCAGGATAATACTAATAACCTGGTATTTATAAATAATAACGTTTGCGATTACATAACATGGGGCGAAAAAGACACTACGGATGACATGCTTGAACTGCAAGTACTAGAACTTACTAAAGGTTCAATTATTAAATTTGGTCACAGCGAAACGACTTTCCCCGAGGGGTTAAGCTTCTTAACTAAATATGAATTTACAAAAAGAGAAATTCCCGATAAATTATTGAGAGGCGATTATGTAAATGTTAAAATTAACAGGGATTTTTCTGGAAATATTGTTCCTAAACGCAAGATAAGTATAATTAGTAAAACAGAAAGAAATTATGAATATGACACTATTTTGAATGACTTGTATACTAAATTCAGACCAATTGATTTATCACTATTCAGCGATCCTGACGAGTGGTACATTTCTCAGGATAATCGTCTAGTAAATTCTGGTTCTGTTTTATCAAATGCTCAATAGATGCGTCAAAAATTTAAAAAGCTCATTAACCTCAATATTATCACTGAGGAATTCAATTTCTATTTGAAATTTCTCGTCAGGGTTACTATTAGTTTTGAACATTCTGGTTTCTGGAGAGTATTCAACAGATGTTATAGCAGTAAGGTCTACTCTGAACAACGAATTTGGGTCAGTATAAGAAACCCTGTACTTTCTCTTTGTGTCTCCAGATGTATTAGATTTCATTACTCGCGTTTCGGTCGACAAAGAAAATCTCGTATCAAAATTTAAGAGATTTGAAATATCTACGTCTACATTTGATATCCTGGTTTTAATTACACTTTCGTATTGTATGAATTTTGAAAAGTCGGGAGAATAGATATATCTTGTTCGGATACCTTGGTCATAGATGTCTATAAAGTCAGTGATTTCTCTTTTAAAACCAAAACTTTCAATTTTAATTCCTATTTTCCAGAAGTCTGTCCTAGTTAAAATGGGATTGAAAAAAGTCTTTCCAGATTTATTGATTTTACCAAGTCTCATTTCTACTTCAATGTCCTTTGTTGTATTTACATTTTTAATCATGTCTTGAATTTTAGTTAGGTCTTTTTCTTGGAGTAGTTTTACATTTTCCGCCGCAGCGATACATTTGAATAATTTTGCCTTTGAAGAATGTTCAAGAATGACCCGGTAAGCTTTTTCATTATCAGGTTTAAGAAAATAAATAAGATTGTCTATAATCACGGGACTTTTAAAGCTCCGCATAACATTTAATACAGTCTTTATAGCATTTGGCTTAGTTTTATCAGTTCTAGCATTTTTCCATCTGAATTCGGCAGAAAATTCGTGTATCGTTCCGTTTCTAACAGTTTCTGGAACATTAACTACGATTGGTCGCCCCCGATCTTGAAAAATTTCTAATGTATTTCCCTTTACAACCTGGACATTTGCCGTTGTATCTGTAATCTTAATAATACGCAAGTCCACAGTCTGTTCTGAAACAGGCTTCCATTTATATTGGCCAGTAAGGGTGACATTCCAGCTTCCAATTGTGTAAAGTGTATCTGCCGCTGTAAATATTAGGCCGTCTAAATTTAATTTTCCCTTGAATTTATCCGCGTTTTGTTTAATTGTAGAGATGTATTCATAATAAGTTTTGCGATGTTCTTTTAATTGTGTCTGAAGCCAACCAGATCCTGATGTATTATAGTAAGGTAAAGTAGCATCCGCTAATGTGTCTAAGAAATAAATTGGTTTAAGTTCGATGTTGAAAAAATCTGAACCTTTAAAGGCGTTAGGTAGCAACGGTTCTCCTTTATTAAATTGCGTTAAATCTGGTTTTATCATTTTAGCAAGGATATCGTATCTATTTATATAAGGCCAACGCCCACTTCGGAGCTTCCCATCTTCCGGAACCATCATGGAAAATGATTGACCTATTACTTTATCACCATTAGAATCTAACGAAATGTTTTCTGGGCCAAATAGAATATCGAATACCATAAAAGAAACGCCCCTAATTTTAACAGGATCGAGTTCTCTATGAGGTTTACCATCGAGGTCAAAAAATACTAATTCTCCGTCTAAAAGCATTTCTGGAGTGTTAACGTCTGGTAATTTCATCCCCTGTATGACATTTAGTTTCATATTGCGGTCTACAAAACACACTTTTCTTTGCTTTACATTTGCTACACCGGTGTCAGGTCCGATATACATAAGGTATCTCGTCCCGTCGACCTTTTGCGTAACAGTGTACTTCGATCTACCATTTGAACCCTTTAACATTAAATTTGACATATCCGTTTTCTCTAGAGTAATTGGCATCCCTCCAATAAACCTTGACATATCATAGTTTTCGTTTTTAGACAAAAAACTTTTCACAAGTTTATCAAACTGTTCTTCTACCTTGGCATCTCTAAACGGCTCCATTGGTGGGTATGTATTAATTATACATCTTTTTTTTAATTTTAATATTAATTATTTTCTGCAATAAAGCATTATTAAAATTATCAACAGTATTAATACAAAACTTTGATACTCTCTAAATTCTGCAACTGATTTACAAATTAAATACGCTTTATACCACCCATATTTACTTTCCCCAAGTCCTTGTATATTAATAAAAAATCTATGAACCCATAAAGGTGCTCCTTCCCAATTTTGGAAATTTTCTGTCTCGGATAAAACTTGGACGATAAGGGGTTCATGATACACTAATACATTTTGTTCTGAAAAATATGCGGCATCTATATGCCCAATAAATTTTTTACTTAACATTAGTTTCCGAACGTTGTCTCTGGTTTTTTTAGATATAATCTGGGCTTGTGTATGAGACATTGGGTGAGTTTCGTAAAACATTTCGTTTTTTTTAGTAAAAAACCCAAGTGATCCCAGTGAAATTATTGTAAAATCATTAGAACCGATATAACCGTCTATTTTTTTATAATGAGAAACTTCGTAATTAAGGACTTCAGCGTCATCTTCGAGAATGATAACGTTATTATATTTTTCAGAATACTCAAATGCTGTGTAATAAGCATGTGTTAAATCTTCTACAGTTCTTTTGATAGTATCAGGTTTTTTACAGGCATTGTATCCTTTGTTTATTTGGAGTATAGTTTTCTTTGATAAATTTAGAAGAAGGGGGTCTTTCTTAAATCTATCGACATCTTTCATTGTTAAAACGATTGTTAAATCTACATTTTTGAATAGTGGATTTTCACTTGCCGCAATATTTTCATATGAATAACAATTTGTCATTTATTAATATGAAATTATTTAATTTTACAATTATTTATCTCATTTCTGGAGAAACATATTTGTATCCAAGAAAATCGAAGATATCCCTTTCTGTTTCTGGAAACTCTTTTTCTATTACAGTCATATACTCAGTTTCTGTTACTTTTCTACCAGTTGGAGACTTATGAGTTAAGTTTTTCTCATTTAGTGAGTAACCTTTTTCAAGGGCAAATTTTCTCATTCTAACATTAAATTCTTTGGAACCTGTTGTAAATAGTATCG